GATATTGCGGGGTTCCTGTTTTTAAGACAGCATTACCGACCATTTCATAACCCTGTGGAAGATATGGGCCGCCCCCTGCGCTTTCCCCTGTCGTCATCTCATACTGTGCCGCTGACGCATATCTAGGATCCCCGCGAACAGCAGACCAATAATCGACTGTTTGCTGGGCAATGTCCGGCCCACGTTCAATACCTGCTTGCAAGCGGCGATCCGTCTCTTCTTGTGTATTTCCAACCAAGCGAGGAGGCGGCACTTGGCTGCGACCAGTCACATAATCAAAATATAGCTTGTCCCACTCAGGGGTTTGAATAACCGTTCCCGCGGCTGGGGTGAAGCCGTTAGGGCTTACATAATTGGCTGCTTGATCTAAGAGATTTTTTGATAACTCTTCATTTGTGGAATACGAAGCAAGCGTTGACGGCATCACCGCCTGTTGATACGATTGGGTATTTTGGCCAACCATCGGCTGATACATAGGCGTTGTCGCACCCGCACCCGCACCCGCACCCGCACCCGCACCAGAGATCATCCGGCTATACTCTGGCCGGAAGAACATAGCTTCTGGACCGAAGCCGTACCGCTCATAATCCGTGATGTTTGGATTGGCGCGCATATCTTGGCCGCGTGCGAAGCCTACGCCCGTGCCAAACGGCGAGACATACGGCGCTCCCGCACCTGCACCGCCGCTGCCACCCAAAAGGTTGCCTAAAAGATCGGCCCCAATGCCGCCAATGGATACGAGTTGAGGCAAGGTTAGGCCCGTACCGAGAACGTCGTTAAAATCAAACTTATTTTCCGTCAGCGCCGGATCGGGAGTTGGCACTTGCGGTATGCCGAGCGTAGGGAGCAACGGCCCAAGACCCGCAAGCACATCAGGGACCACGGTTTTTGGTACAGTCCTATTTCCGGTGACGACAATATCTTCTTCAGCAGGTCCTGTCAGCGTTGAGTCCATAGCCAGTTCAGTGAGGGCAGGTACTCCCGCAAGAGCCGATCCTAGACCGGGACCTTGCAATAATGCTATGGGGTCAAATCCGCCGGGAGGGTTTATAGGGCGGTATTTGCTAACAACGATTTCACCAGTGTCTTGGTCAACGCCATCGACCACGTTGCGTTGGGTTGGTGCGCCTATTTGCGATGCAGCCGCTGAACCAAGTACGCCGCCCACTGTTGAGCCAGCAAGGCTAGGCGCGGCTGTTCTCGCTGCGTTTACGATGATATTGCCCGCCGCGCCACCGACTCCAGCAGGGATTGCGGCGCTTGTAAGGCTTCCAAAGTTAAGACCTTGGAGCGCATTTGGTATTAAGTCTGCGTTGACGCCCGTCATTGGCGCGGTCGTCGTGGGGCTGGCTGGGCCGAATAGTTGGCCCCCAGCATACGCCGTGCCTCCGGCAATAGCGGCGCGCATCAAAGCATCTTGAAGGCTGCGGCCCTGTAATCCACTTGAGACGGCAGAGCCGAGAGCCGCACCCGCAATAGGGCCGATACCGGGAATAAAGGACGCGGCAAACGGAAGGACGTTATCGGCTAAGAAACCAAGGCCGCTTTGCGACGGGGCTGCGCGGGCAACGTCAATGTAGCGGGTTCCACCCACGCTTCCATCAGGGTTTATGGTGCGTTCGCCAGTTTGTATTTTGAAGTTAGCGTTTCCGCCAAGTTCATCGCTGAGGCTCTGGGCCACAGCGACTGCTCGGTTCGCACCTTCAGTGCCAGCACCGCTGAAGATAACATTGCCCCCAGCGTCCACAACGCGAACCTCTTGGCCTTGGCCTACGTTAAACGTGTTACCAGTTCCAAACGCAAGCGGGTCCCCGTCAGCGGTTGGGCCGACAATAGACGTTCCGGGAGGCGGCACATTAGCTGCGGCCCTTCGGGCTGCGCGCTGCTCAGGCGTCAATACTGCGTCACTGGACAATGGGCCTAGTGCCATTACATCATTCCTTCCGGCGGTAGTTCAGGTTGCATCGGCATTTCAGTCGGCATCTGTGCTTGCTGAACCGCCTGCGCCATCTGTGCGTTTTGCTGGGCCTGTTGAGCCTGCACAGCCGCACGTTCCATTTCGCCCTGCTGGCGCAGGAGTTCACGGTCACGCTGCATCAACGCTTCGATGTTGGCCGTGTTGACCTGCGCTCCGTACTTGGCTTCAATCTCGGCTGCCTTAATCATCATATCGGCGTCGAGTTTGTCGCGCTCACGGTCGTCCTTGCGCAGCATCTCTTCGCGCTGCAACTCAAGTTCTGCGGCCTTCTTCTGGATGTCAGCGCGGATTGCTTCCATCTGAACCTGAGACAGCATCTCTTCCGGTGTCGGCTGCGGTGGTGCAGGCGGGGGAGGAGGCGGCATCATGGCTGGGTCTTTGAAGAATACAGTTGGGTCTTTGTATCCAGCCAGCGCCATCATCTGAGACAGCGTGTTGTAGTAACCCTGCATGTCGGCCAGTGGCGCGCCCATCTGCATAAGCATCTCTTGCTTAGCAGCGACTTGACCCAAGAACGCCATCTTTTCTTCGTTGCTTCCAGTACCGATAGCGACGTTGACGACGACATCCATGCTCGTGTCCCACACGCGTGGGTCAATCGGCACGAACGTGTTACGCAGACGCACCATGCGCGGTGCATCTTGGTTCTTGGCGATAAGCTGCATCGACTTGTGGAACAGGCTCTTCATACCCGTCTCGGCGAAGATACGGCAGATCAGTTCGATATGCTGCGCCGCAGCAGTAATCGTGGCTGCGACAGCAGCGCGGGTCGAAGACTGAAGCGCATTCGCATCGAGGCCAGACGCGGCTTTGGAAATACCTGTACGGTTCTCGCGCAGTTCATCCATGTACTGCAACATCGGGAAGGCTTGCTGCCCAACGAACGGCATCGTGAACGGCTGCACCATACCCGGTGCACGCATACGGATGATGCCACCGACTTCGGTGTTCATCACGTCTTCGATGTTGACTTGGCCTTCAACAACACCTGTGCGTGGGTGGATCGACTGCGCCAAGCTGTCCAACGTGTTACGAAGGATATTCGACTTGATAAGCTGAATGTCCATCGTCACGTCGGCAATCGACATGCCGAAGAATGTGTGTGGCTCTGGATCGGGGCAGAAGTCTACGAACGGGATAAAGTCGCAAGGCTCCCAATGCAGTACCTTGTTGGCCGTGCCAGCTACGCAGACGCGGCAAAGTTCCGCGATTCCGTCGCCGTCCATGTCAACGTACACATAGCCCTCGATGTAGAGAACTTTGCGCGATGTCGTATCGGTGCGGCCAGTGATTTGAACGAAGGCCTGCGGGTTACGGTCAAAGGTTTCTTGGTTGCCTTCAAAGTCATCGAGCGTTTCGAAGCCAAGGTCTTGAACCTCATCGAAATCGTAGCCCATCTTTACGAGATCGGATACGGTAACGTAGCGGCGGTGGGCTACAAATTCGGCTGTCTCAATAGAGCGCGCACGGCGGTCAATCAGGAACTCTTCGGGTGGTACGGATTGAACGCGTAGGCGGCCCTTTTCCGTTGTGCGGACAACAGTGCAGTCGTATGTCGCAGGCTGGGTTTGGCCCATCATGCCCATCGGCGTTTCGACCATCGTCTCGCCGTAGGTAATCTCTACGTCCTTAACTTCGATGTTTTCATCGGCCTGAAGGACGGAGAATGTAGCTTCGTCCAGACCCGTGAAGTAGTGGGTCGTGACATCTTTATCGGTATCCCACCAAACTTTCATGATACCGTTCTTACGGATCAGAGCGTCTTTAAATGTGGAATAGCATTCGCTGAATAGGTTGTTATCGCGTGTCAGGCAGTAGTTAACATAATCCGTCGCTTGCTGCGCGCTGGCTACATCTTCTGGGCCGTTCGGCGCAAACTCGACGACGTTATTCGCCGCGAAAAATACCTTCATGATCGACGGCATCATGGCCTGTACAGTATCCCGTACATCCATTGACATCGCCTGCGACCGGCCTTCTTCTTCGTTGCCGAAGGGTTCGCCCTTATAGTACTGGCCCGCAAGCGCACGCTGCGGGCTGATGTCGTCGTCAATATAAGATTGAGCGTCGTCTATCTCGGCGATGATGATGTTCTGAAGTTCTTCTTCAGATATAGGCTCTTCGACCTGCTCGTCTTCCATCTCTGGCTCTTCAATGGAAACTTCCGTACCGTCGGGAAGTTCCATAGAAGTTTCATTGGACATATCTTCGCTGTCGTCGTTTTCCGAGTTGGCGTTGGGAACCCCGGTATCCTGATACATACCTTGGCTCTTAGCCATGTCGGCCTTACTCGGCTTACGGT